CGGATTTATGCCAGGAGCTTAGAATAATCCCGTAAGTCGCCCTGCGACTTCCTCAGCGGTTTCAGGCTCATCCCCCTCAGAATCCGAATCACCCTCTTCTCCACCCCTGTGTACCACGAAACAGTGATCGATAGCCCCAATCCGAACATGATCCATGAGCTTCGCTCTTTGGATGATATCCGCACTAGGATCGGTCACAACCGAATCAGCAACAAACTGACCGGAACTAGTAACACAGAGGGCATTATTGAGAATGTCTTGGAAATCCGATGGATAAGTATCAAAGGTTATAGGTTTAACCTCCGCCACCGTCGAAGAGATCGTAGGGTCCCTTAGCCCGATATTAACACGGGAAGAGGATCTCACTGGTCTATCCAGCGCATCGTCCCATCGTCGATTACGCGCCTTGATCAAGCCATTCGCCACCTGCATCCGGCGAATAGCAAACAACAGCTGTGAATCAGTCTTTCCGGCCCATAAACGCCGGAGCACTTTCGATTCCCTAGCGGGATTAACGGTCTCACAATCGCCACCATACATAACAGTATGGCACCGAAACACAGATTGAATCTGTGGCTCGTACGTAGAGGGCATTTCCTTCTCCCAAATCAGTGTTCGAATCATCTCCTCCCGATCTAAAAGATCAGAATCGGAGGTGAAACCGAGCAGATGACTTGGAATATGGCTATCCCAAACGTCCTTACGATGAGAGCGAATCTCCGCCTCGAAGTGCTCCCGAAACCGCCCAAGGTACTGAGCGTCACGGAAGGATCCAAGCAGACGCTTGAACCGCTCTGACTCAGTCTCTCGGTTGCGGTCGGGAAAAGGCCGCTTACTCTGGTCACTAACCATGCCCATGTTCAAGTATGGAACCACCCGAACATCGTTACCATGCATGCGAAAGAGACAGCTGTTGATGGTGCAGAACTCATCACTCACAAAATTCTTTCCTACCGATTTCTCTAACCCGGCTTGAGGGAGAAGATCTTCCCAGATGCGGACCATTTCATCGTCCGCAAAGAAGAGAATATCATCTCCATTGACCAGCACCGGTAATTCTCTAATTGAAAATCGTCTCTTGGTACGGCGCTCAAGAGCACAACGGTAAATAGCTGCATTAAATGCACAGAGAAATGGGAAGCTATGACGGCTCCCCATCAACTGACCGTTTGTCATTCGGAAAGTGTCAGGAGACTCCCGACCAACCTCTGCCAGCCCACAGCCTACGTAGCACACATCTTGCCCAGCAAGGTTATGCACTAGAAGATTATGTACAAATGGGCAATTTGTTGACGTCTTTGCCAGAGTCAACGAAAGATCCATATGGCAGGAATCGGTGGCACCCGAGTAGTCTCCAGAGACTAATTTTGTGAAATGTTCAAGACCCACTCTCTTCGTCTTATCACGAAGATCGAGTATGTCCTGCTCTGATACTGGCCTCCCAGTTAAACAGAATTGAGGATAACCTTGGAGACTATTCCACAACTGCTCTTGAATCTCTGGATAGAGAGCATTGTGGCCAAGTCCGAGGGCGGTAATAGGCCTGACCTTAAGAGGCTCCAGAATAAATTTCACATTAGCCCGGGTTTCCCCGAAACAACGTTCAATTCCACGGCGGCTCTCCCGCTCCTTCTGCACAAGATAGGAGTAGGGGATCCCCCGAATTTCTACAGCTCCAGAGTGGGGTCCATACTTCATCATGATTAACTCATGGAGAAGAATCATATCCCACTGGTCATAACCTTCCTCCTCTAAGGCCTCCCTTATAATCTGACCCAAAGCACCACCCTTCGCCTTCGAAGATTCGACACAAGCATTTGTCGAAATTGTGGTGAGGGGGGAAAGATCTTTGCAGATAACTTTCCCTTTCCAAATCTCTAGTCCCGTCCTTTCCACCTCCTCTAAAAGGAATTCTGGTGTCTCCCGTTTCCGGGATAACCTTTCCTTATGCTTCAACGCAGCCGACTCAACAAAGGCATCCGAGACAGTCGGAAGACCTTTCTTAAACCCATTTAAAATGGTATTCAGAAAAGCCCAACTATCCAGGCGCCCTCGAGAGGCGTGCTGTTGCACGAATCTCCGAAGAGCTCCGCAGAGGAAATGGCCCGGCTTGGACACAGACCCTATGGAATCAGGTAGCTCCTGTTCAGTTCTCAGACAGAAGAAAGAGTTCAAGTGGTATTTTAACTCCACTATCCATCGATCCTCTAGAACCCATCCGAGGATGAGTGCAAGAGAGGGTACAAAATCATATTGAAGAACCTTCTCTCGCCCGAAAATGACCTGGATTCCAGTGAGAAGAACGTCGAAAATCTTCGCCGTTTTCTCAAGTTCTGCCTCAGTAATCGAGGCGCGCGCAACGACAGCAGAGCGGGCTCCAACCGTCCAACGTATATTTGTTCCGTTCAAACGGATAACAATATACTCGGTGGAACCCTCCTGCTGGGACAGCGCGGCAGCCGAGAGGATCTCTCCTCCCAGCTGTCCATCAGCCTGTACCAAAAGCTGATGGAGTCTAGTGATAGCGATGACTATATGTGAGCGAATGTGTTTCCCCTTAGGGAGGCAAAGTCGTTTGGGTAAGTCTGTCATCA